TAGACTATGAAGAAATCTTGCAAGGCTTCCCATTAAACGGCACGATACAGCTTAACGGAACAGCACAACTAGGAAATTAATAAATGCCAAACCCAGATTTAATACCTGAACCATTTGCACAAAGTGGTGATAAAAACCCAATTCCGCTAGAGCGGGCAATTACCGATCCTATTTACCGCGCTTCATGGAAAGCGGGATTTCCATCAAACACGCGACTTCCCAAAGACTTAGGCGGTGAAGCTCCAGACGGTTTAGATTTTAATGGTGTTTTGAATATTCTCTCTCAAGCAGTTGTGTTCCTGCAAAAAGGAAATGCCTATCAATTTGATGCAGCTTTATCACCATACCCAATCGGGGCATTGGTGCGTTCAAACGATAATCTAACTACTTATCAAAGCACCGTGCCAAATAACAGTAACAACCCTAACATCAATACGACCGGGTGGAGGGTTTATAGTGGCTCTGGTCTTATTGTTGATAATTTAACAACAAATGACAGCACAAAGGCTTTGAGTGCTGCACAGGGCAAGGCTCTACAGGACAACAAGCTAGAATCCAATAAAGTTGGTGTTGCAAATGGTGTGGCTTCACTAGATGCAAATACAAAAGTTCCTGTTGCTCAACTCCCAAACGCAAGCACAACCGCTATTGGTGCTGTTCAACTGAACAATACACTAACAAGTGTAAGTACGGCTCAAGCAGCAACAGCAGCACAAGCTAAAGCCCTGAATGATAAGATGCTTGGGGTGGGGCAAATTTGGCAAAATGTCTTATCTGTTAGATCAATTAATACAGATTACATAAATAATACAGGGAGACCAATTCAGGTATCAATCTGGCAGAGTTCGGACACAAGTCCCTCCTTAATTGTTGATGGTGTCACGGTAGCGTCTATTGATGGAACACCGGGATCGGTTGGTGTTCAAGCTACAGCAATTATCCCTAGCGGAAGTACTTATAGGGTTACTGCATTGGTTCATGGTTGGGCAGAACTTCGTTAGAAAACCGCCTTGCTTTTGCAGGGCTTTTTAATGACTACAAAAAACAAACATATTGCTTTATCATAAGTAAAACTTATATAGGGAAAGTTTTAATGATCGAGTTTAACTTCGATTGGGGGGCAGTGCTTACATACTTGACGGTTTTTATAATTGCTTGTTTTGGTGGTATCGTAGACTTTTTAGATATTTAATTTATTAGTAAAATTGACGAGTTCTTCTTTTGCTGGACTTATCATGTTTTGGTTTTTGCAATCAAGATCAGAAAACGGAATTGTAATTTTGAACGGATGGTCTGCTATCTCTATCTCAATTTCAGGCTATTTAGGCATTACAGCGTTAAATATTTTCGTGTCAATATGGCGTACAGCGTATGACAAGAGGGGCACAAAGTGAAAATTGTAACTATTACAGCAGGGCATTCCAATTCTGATCCAGGGGCAGTAAATGGCAGTGATCGTGAAAGTGAAATCGCGCAAGATATGCGTAATATTGTTGCGTACTATCTTCGATCCAAAGGGGTCGCTATCCGAACTGACGGAGAAGGCAAAGGAAATTTGCCGCTATCCGAAGCGGTTAAGCTCATTAAAGGCTCAAGCATTGCGGTTGAGTTTCATTGCAACGCTGCTGCATCAAAAGCCGCCAAGGGAGTAGAAGCTCTTTCACAACCAAAAGACAAGCTGATTAGTCAAAAGCTATGTACTGCGGTTTCGTCCGTTATGGGAAATCCATTGCGCGGTGACAAAGGTTGGAAAGCTGAAAATTCAGGTCAGCATTCACGTTTAGCTTATGTATCAAATGGTGGTATTATTCTTGAATTGTTCTTTATTTCTAATGATGAAGAATTATCTATTTGGAAACAAAAAAAATGGCTTGTTGGTAAAGCCGTAGCGGAAGTTTTAATGGAGCATGTGAAATGACAAGTATTGCAACAACATTATCTGGGGTTATTAGTATCATTCAAGTCGGTCAAGAAATCTATCGAATGATTGCCGAGTACATGGATGAAATGGATCAGATCAAGCAAAGTGGCGCAGACAAGAAAACTCGCGTCATGGCTTATGCTCGCTCTGCCATTTTGAAGGCAGGCAAAGACTGGGATTTATGGAAAGGCTACATTGACGAATTTATTGACAGCGCAAAGGCAATCTATAACGCTGTTAAAGGTATTTTGAAATAAGAAAAAGCCCCGAAAGGGGCTAATCTTCATCACGCAATTGATTTAACTGCTCTTGATATTCTTCTTCATCCTGATTCATTCATACCTTGCCGACATTCTGAATCGCCCAGATACCCATATCATCAAATGCAGATTTACGCCCCGCTTTGTAAGTCGCAAAGAAAGACAAGTAATGTTTGTTGGTCACTTCATCCTTAAACTTTAAGATGCGTTTTTCGCATGGTTCATTTTCAAGGTTTAGATTTAACTCTAAAAAGTTTACGTGTTTTTTGAAAAGTTCTAGCATTCTATTCTCCAAGTTAGAAAGGGAGGTCTGTGTCTAAATCAGCAGGCGGTTGCGCTTGTGGATTCTTCGCATAAGTTGGTTGCTGTGGTTTAGGTTGTGGTTGCTGCGGCTGTGCTTCCTGCTTGCCACCACATAGCTTTAGGTCATACACACGGATTTCATTGTACTGTTTGCCGTTGTATTCACGTTGCGAAAACTCACCACTAACATGGACTTGTGTGCCTTTATTCAAGTAGTCAATTAGTTTTGATTCTGCTTGCTTGCCCCACAAACTAACATCGTACCAAATCGCAACTTGTTTATCACCAAAGCCGACATTTTCAGCAATCGAGAATTTAGCCAATGTCGTGCCGTTTACGCTTTTTACTTCAACATCTTTGCCTAGTTTACCTAGAACTGTGATAGTCGCCATGATTATAAATCCTCTAAATTAACTGAAATTCGTTTTTGTGTAGCCATGCGCTTATCTGCTTCGATGTTGTCTAGCGCATCCTCATCAATGGTGCAATTTGATTCGATGGCAGCCGTTATCGGGTCAGTAGAACCAAAACCACCTACACCGCGATCAGAATTGGATAGCTCATCCACTTCAACAAAGCTCACTTGTGGATATGGCAGAATGATAATTTGCCCGATGCGGTCGCCTAGATTGTATTCTTGCATAAAATCTCTTTTTAAGAATGTTAGCTTTCCATCTTGCATGTAATGTGTATCAAGTGCTTTAAACTTAAAAACCACCTCGCCACGATAGCCGCTATCAATCACGCCTACAGAATTACCTAACAGTAAGTCTTTCTTTGTGTTACTTGAACGTGGAAACAGCAAACCAACATACCCGAAAGGGATTTCAAAAGCCAATCCTGTTCCGTAAACTACATTCCCATGTCCATCATAAGTTTTGCTTGTTGCGGTCAAATCCATACCAGCATCACCATGCTTGGCATAAGTCGGGATTACAGCACCCTTAGACAGTTTTTTGATTTTTACGTTTAGCATTAATACATCTCCATAATTTGATTAACAACATCGTCAATCTGTTTGTTGTACTTTTCAATTAAAGTGTTGAGTTTTTCAATCTGCGCTTTGCGTTCTTCCGCATACACACGCTTAATGAAAATCGGTAGGTTTGGACAGTAAGCGATAAAGTCTATCCAATTTCTACCAGAACACAATAGGCCACCATCTAATTGGTCTAAATGTTCTTTTGGTATTTCACCCGAACGCAAGATAGAAATTTGAACCTGTGGCTGTTTAGCTTTGATTTCCATTGCGCCATCCAAGCCAATTAAACCATCGGGACTATATCCAAAACCCAAGTTTTTAATAAAGCTGACTTCCTCAACATCATGACCTGTCTTTTGTTGGTACAGGTCACGCGCAATAGGCTCAAGTTCATGACCGCGATTTGTCCATTCATTGCCTGCAAATACCGCACTAGGCTCGCCAGTGATACGCTCATAAGCCAAACCATTAATGTAGGTCTGCGCGCCTGCACCATCAGCACGAATGGTTTTGATTTCCGAGCAAGTGATTAAACCTAAGCGAAGGTCTAACCATTCTTTTGATCCTTGTTCTATGTCTCTATGGATTTGCATTATTTTGCTCCAAGCAGTATTTTAATGCACTTTCTAGGTCGCTAAACTCTCTAGTGAGTGCTGTATTAACAATCCATAAATCCAATTCAGCCTGATATATCTCTATACCATTACAGTAAATGTATTCTTCATCAAAACTAATTTCATATTTAATCACTCCCCTTCCCCTTTCTTAGCCACTTTTGAATCCAAAGCATTACGCCAGTAGTCAAATGCACCCTTTTCAATTTCATTTAATTCACAACCAATATGGGCAATCATTTTAGCTTTTGCATCTGGTGCCAAGTAGTCTAGCTTCTTCTCAAGAATCTTAACTTGTGAAGCTGTAAGCGTTGCCTTGACGTTGCCGTCCGTGTCTTCCGCGATAACCAAACCGAGCAATGATTTCATGGTGTAACGCTGTGCATAAGTGATTGCTGAGCCTTCCGCTTGAATCTCGTTTTTGCTTCCGCTTTTATCAGGATTTACGTCCATGCTTGACGTTTCAGAGTGACCGCCAATATGCGTACAAATGCACGTAACGCGAGTTTTGCCACTAAGCAATGCTTCTGTACTCCAACGGACAAACAATTGATGCTTGCGTAGTACAGGGTCAACAATGGACTGCATATACTCAAGTTTTGCATACTTGGTTTTATTGGCTACAGATGCCTTTTCGATTACACCTTTTTCAACTTGAAAGCCTAGCATCGCTTTATCAAAATCGGCTTTAGCCTGGCGGTCGCTAACACGCTCACTAAGTTCGATTAATTTCTCTAGCTTCGATACGTCTGCATTCGGGTCAAGTGCTACACGCTCAATCATTTGTAGCATCGGGTCAATGGTTTGGGTGGTTAGTTCGTTCATTTTCTCAATCTCCAAGGTGGCTTATGCCACCATCTCTTCTTTTGCAATATCTTCTAAATATGAATTAATCGTGTTCACTTGTTCGCCAGTCAATTTAAACGGCATATCTTGAATCGCATGAACATTATCAAAATCATCAACCAAGGCAATTGATTCGCAATCCACAACATAACAATCAATATCTTTATCAAAGCCATTCTGTGGGTCGTTGGTGTGATTATCTTCAACACTAATCTGTTTAACTTCTGGCTCAATGTAAGCTGTGATATATGCAGGCGATGCGCTATTCAAAGTGCGATGCAGTTTAAAATAAACAATGCCATTAGAAACTTCAACATCACCAACTTCATTTAAAAAATCAAAACTTACTGCATTCATGTTCTGTACTCCGTTTCAATAATAGTATTCTATTACACTTATAA